GGACGGGCAGGGGGCGCTGAGCGCGGAGCAGTATGACCGGCTCCTGTTCGAAATGGAGACGCAGCATCAGGGGGCGCGGAACGCCGGGCGGCCGATGCTGCTGGAAGGCGGGCTCGACTGGAAGCCCATGGGCTTTTCGCCGTCGGACATGGAGTTCCACAAGACGAAGGAGGCGGCGGCGCGGGAGATCGCCGTGGCCTTCGGGGTGCCGCCGATGCTGCTCGGGCTTCCGGGCGAGGCGACCTACGCGAATTACCAGGAGGCGCACAGGGCTTTCTACCGGCTGACGGTCCTGCCGCTTGCCCACCGGGTGACGGCGGCGGTGGCGCACTGGCTGGGCGAGTTCACGGGAGAGGTGGTGGAGATCCGGCCGGACCTCGATCAGGTGCCGGCGCTGGCAGCGGAGCGGGAGATGCTCTGGCGGCGGATCGGCGAGGCCCTGTTCCTGACGGAGGCTGAGAAGCGGCGGCTACTGGGGCTGCCGCCCATGCAGGCGGAGGACGAGGAATGAGCTCGGGAATGAAGGATTTCGTGGACGCGCTCGAGCACAAGTTCGCGCGGCTGGGCGGCGAGGTGTCGGTCACGGATGGCACGGTGATCGAGGGCTATGCTTCTCTTTTCGGGAAGCGCGACCAGGGCGGCGACGTGGTGGCGGCGGGAGCATATGGCCGGTCGCTGAAGGCGATGGCGGAGGCGGGCGGCCGGGTGAAGATGCTCTGGCAGCATGACCCGGCGGAACCCATCGGCGTCTGGGACGAGGTCCGGGAGGACGCGCGTGGTCTTTACGTCAAGGGGCGGCTTCTGACCGATGTCGCCCGCGCCCGGGAGGCGGCGGCCTTGATCGCGGCCGGGGCCATCGACGGGCTGTCGATCGGTTACCGCACCGTCAAGGCCACGAAGGACGACCGGGGCCGGCGGAGCCTCGACGAGCTGGAGCTTTGGGAGGTGTCGCTCGTGACCTTCCCGATGCTTCCCGACGCACGGGTGGGCGCCAAGGGGGAGACCCCCGAGGCGGCGCTGCTGCGTGACCTGGCGGCGGCCCTGAAGGGCGCGCGGCAAAGGCTGGCCGGCCTCTAGCCGGCGATCTCAACCCTCAAGATCAGGACAGGTGCATGAGCAAGACCGAGACGAAGGCTCGGGCCGGGACGGGTATGTCCGGGGCCGGGGATCCCGCCGCCGAGGTGAAGGAGGCCCTGATGGGCTTCATGGGCGACATCACGGAACGACTCCACAAACAGGAAGAGCGACTGACCATGCTGGATCGGAAATCCATCGCGACGCGCCGTCCGGCGCTCGACACCGCCGCGGAGGCCGAGGCCCCGCACCAGAAGGCCTTCGATGCCTATGTCCGTACGGGTGATGACGGGGCGCTCCGCGGGCTCGTGCTGGAAGGCAAGGCGCTGAGCACCGCGGTGGCGGGCGATGGCGGCTTCCTCGTCGACCCGCAGATGTCGGAGACCATCCGGAGCGTCCTGCGGTCGACGGCGTCGCTCCGGCAGGTGGCGACGGTCGTGAACGTGGACGCGGTGTCCTACGACGTGCTGATCGACCGCACGGAGGCGGCATCCGCCTGGACGGTGGAGACGGGGTCGGTGACGGAGACCGACACGCCCAACATCGAGCGGATCGTCATTCCGCTCAACGAGCTGTCGGCGATGCCCAAGGCCTCGCAGCGGCTTCTGGACGACGCGGCCTTCGACGTGGAGACCTGGCTTGCCGGACGCATCGCGGAGCGTTTCGCGCGGGCGGAGGCGGCGACCTTCGTCAATGGCGACGGGGTGAACAAGCCGCGGGGCTTCCTGAACCGGCCGCAGGTGGCGAATGCTTCCTGGGCGTGGGGGTCGCTGGGCTTCATTCCGACCGGTGCGGCGGGAGCGTTCACGGCGGCGAACCCGGCGGACGTTCTCGTGGACCTCGTCTACGCGCTGGGCGCGCAGTACCGGGCGAACGCGACCTTTGTCATGAACTCCCGCACGGCGGGGGTGGTGCGCAAGCTCAAGGACGCGGACGGGCGTTTCCTCTGGGCCGACGGGCTGGCGGCGGGCGAACCTGCGCGGCTTCTGGGCTACCGCGTCCTGATCCTCGAGGACATGCCGGACATCGCGGCCAATGCGACCGCGATCGCCTTCGGCGACTTCGCGTCGGGCTACACCGTGGCGGAGCGGCCTGACCTGCGCATCCTGCGCGATCCGTTCTCGGCCAAGCCCCATGTCCTCTTCTATGCGACCAAGCGCGTGGGCGGCGACGTGAGCGACTTCGCCGCGATCAAGCTCCTGAGATTCTCGGCCTCGTAAGGCGCCGGGAATGGCCGGGCCGGGTCCTTGGGTCCCGGTCCGGCCGGTGGGTGCGCGTCCGTCAGATACCGCGTCGTCTAGCTGCTCCCCTCCGTCCGAGCGGCGCGGGGGCGCGCGCCCATCAACTGATCGCCGGAGGGGCGGGAGTTTCGGAGAAATTTGCATGATGCTGGTCGAGCAGACATCGGTGCCGGGTGAGGTGCTGCCTCTGGGGGCGCTCAGGGACCATCTGCGGCTCGGCTCCGGGTTCGCGGATGACGCGCTCCAGGACGGGGTCCTCGAGGAATGCCTTCGGGCTGCGATGGCGGCCGTGGAGGCGCGGACGGGCAAGGCGCTGTTGGCGCGGGTCTGGCGATGGTCGGTCACGGCCTGGCGGGACCTCGGGCGACAGGTGCTGCCGGTGGCGCCGGTCACGGCGGTCACGGGCTTCGCCATCCGCGACATGAACGGGGTCGAGACGGAGGTCGCGGCAGGGCGGTGGCGGCTGGAACCGGACCTGCACCGGCCGGCGATCGTGGCCGCCGGACTCGTCCTGCCGACGATCCCGGTGGGCGGCGCGGCCGAGATCATTTTCGAGGGCGGCTTCGGCCCAGCCTGGGCGGATGTTCCCGCCGACCTGCGGCAGGCGGTGATGCTGCTGGCCGCGCATTACTACGAGCACCGGCACGAGGTCGCCAGCGCGGGCGGACTGCCCCAGGGCGTGGCCACGATGATCGAGCGGTATCGCACGATCCGGCTCTTCGGCGGGGGCGGGCGATGAGGCTCAACCGGCGGCTGATGCTCGAAGAGGTGGAGCGGGTTCCCGATGGCGCCGGCGGATTCGCCGAGGTCTGGGTCGCGCGCGGCGTGCTCTGGGGGCATGTGAAGGCCGGCGCGGGCCGGGAGGCAGCGGCGGATTTCGCGACGCTGTCGACCGTGCCCTACCGTATCACCGTCAGGGGGGCGCCCGTGGGTGCGCCGTCGCGGCCGAAGCCCGACCAGCGGTTCCGGGAAGGGGCGCGGCTGTTCCGCATCCTCGCCGTGACAGAGGACGATGGGGCAGGGACCTACCTCGTCTGCTTCGCGCGTGAGGAGGTGGCGGCATGAGCTACGGCGTGGCGGCCGCCCTTCAGGCGGCGGTGTACCAGCGGCTCGCGGGGGATGCGGGCCTCGCCGCCCTCGTGGGGGCTGCGGTCTATGACGTGGTGCCGGCGGGGCCGGTGCCCGGGACCTACCTGTCCTTGGGACCCGAGGATGTGCGGGACCGGTCGGACAAGACCGGCCGAGGGGCCGAGCACCGCTTCACAGTCAGCGTGGTGACGGATGCGGCCGGTTTCCAGACGGCGAAGGCGGCAGCGGGAGCGGCGTCGGACGCGCTTCTCGGGGGTGGGATGGCCCTGTCCCGGGGGCGGGTCGTGGCGATCGAGTTCCTGTCGGCCCGGGCGCGGCGCGTCCGGGCGGGCGACGTGCGGCGGATCGACATGACGTTCCGCGCACGGGTTGAAGACGACATCTGAACGGAGTGAAAAATGGCAGCGCAGGCTGGGAAAGACCTTCTGATCAAGATCGACCTGACCGGCGGCGGGCAGTTCGAGACCATTGCGGGGCTGCGTGCCACGCGGGTGAGCTTCAACGCCGAAAGCGTTGATGTCACGAGCCTGGAAAGTGCGGGCGGATGGCGCGAGATCCTCGGCGGGGCGGGCGTCAAGTCTGCCTCGATCTCGGGGAGCGGGGTTTTCAAGGATGCCGCAAGCGACGAGCGGGCGCGGCAGATCTTCTTCGACGGCGAGACGCCGGCCTTCCAGGTGATCATTCCGGACTTCGGGATCGTCGAGGGTCCCTTCCACGTGAATTCCATAGAGTATGCAGGGAGTTACAACG